CATTTACTTTTATCCTTAACACGCACTTCAGACATATAAGACCAGTGGGATTTTACAAAGGCTCACTCCTAACTACAAAACATATCCTATCATATCAATGTGTCATTTGTGTGACATCATTGTGACAGTTCTGCAATATCTATATACTTATATACTTTGACTTTCGACATAGCTTCAACAAAGAAGTGTCGGTAGTCTCCATCTAAATTAATACAACCTCCAACCAACACATCATCAGTTGAGTTGTACTTAAGGTCTGATATTGTATGTAATACTCTACTCTCGTAGGTATTGGTATCACTTTTAAAGTATTGGAAAGTTATTCCATAGCCTTTAAAGAATGCTTTACTTATCATTTCTGCTGTTGTCATATGCCTTGCTCCTCAAATCTACGCTGTGCTTCGGTCTCAGCTTCATCATATCCCATGCCCTCATCAACACACTCATCAAAGATTCTCTCTAACTGTTGTGCATTGTGATCGTCTCCAAAGTATTTACTCTCTGGATTTGTATCTATGATCTCGGCATCCTCATAGTAATCATCTACAATTTGATCTACTTTATTTCTATGCATAGTTTATCTCTTTGTTATTAAGCATAGGTATCTGCTTTCCAAGAAGTTAAAGACAATACCTCTACTTGTTTTGTAGATGGTTCTGTTATCAACCCTTGATGATCGCTTGTTATTAGCAATCCTAAACTTCAACCCAAACAAATTCACGTGATGGAATTTCTTGTTGTTGTTATACTTATCATTAAATGTTTTTACATTTATCATATCATTCACTCCTAGCTATTACGCTAATTGTATTACATTAATTACAAATCCAGACTTGTCTTGTCTAGCTTTGCCCTTTGCTTTCAGACCAACCACGCTATTAGGCTCGTCTAGAAATCTCATATCTGTTTTGTCTCCATCAATTACCTTTAGTTCCTTGAACATACTCGGTAATATTCCATTGAATACTACAGCTTTGTTATGTTTTACTTTGTCAAATAGTTTTGCATACTTCTCATTCGCTTCGCTGTAGCTCCATGTCAAGTGATAGTTTGGTATGTGTTCTATCTTCCTTGTTGGTATCTTGGTATAGTCATAAAACTGTACATCTGGAAAGTGATCGAACAAGGTTTTACCTTCGTGCAGTTCATACTCCCATTGTATATCACTAGTCCCATTCAACCTAATACAAGGTTTTTTATTGGTAGTTTTACACTTAGCCACAAATTTATCTATCTCTTTGTGTAGTTGTTGCATAAAATTAACCCTATCATCTAAATAAAATAGAGTTCGTCTAAGTCTAGCTAACTCAATCGCATTCGTGGTCTCACCATTCTTAATAATACCACCTCTTCCGGCAGTATTTAAACAAGGCTTCCAACATTGTGCAGTTTTTGCAAAGGCACAAAGCGTTCTTTTTGTTGGTCTCTCCATCAATACATCGGCTTTATCGTGGGGTAGCAAATGCATTAGCTTAACATCAAGATGTTCAGTAATACCTTTTACAAGCTTGGCATTACTTTCACCATCGGTTAGTAATGTGATTGGCTTACCCTTGTAAAGCTTGTCAAGTAAATCCGGATATGACTTGTATGTCTTATCTTTATATTCTACTTTCATAATTTATATCCCATAGTTTACCACCCCATATTTAAATTAGTGCCTTCAATCCTAAAGAATCCCAATAGAATCGACCAACACTCACCCTTATTTCTAAAGATACCTATTTTGAATATTGCAAAACAAAAATAGATATCAATAGCATAATTTTCTAATACAAATTGAACCCCAAAGATTTTCTCTTCTGGGTCAACTTCTGGTATAAATCTTATTTTCATAACTCCCTCGCTAAGTTAACAATGATATACCCAATCATTATGACTAGGTATATCTCTATTGCTAGATTGATAATCATTTAGAATCTTTGAAATTCGCAAAGCTCATTGTCATAATCTTCTGCGATTTTGCTTATTCCTAAATCTTCCCATAGATAATTTGAACCATCATTTAGACAATCTGTCCCAATATTACCCCCATAATTTATCCATCTTATGGCATAATCTCCAGATAGAATATCATAGGCTATCTCATCATCTTCTGGTAAAAGCTCTTCAATAGATTCAAAACCTTTATCAGCTAATTGCTTTTCTAAAGGTTCCCTATCTTTTAATTTTGCAAAGTGAATTGTCTCACTTTCAAAACTCTGAAGAGTCTGTTTCAATTTTTCAAAGTCAGTATGATAATCGGTAATATAGTCATTACAACCATAATTCCACATATCATATGCATCAACTCTGAACCCATAACCTTTTGCTTTTGCTTTATCGGTTATTCTTTTTAATAGTGATTGCATAGCATCCCTCTTAAATGGCAACCTTTTCAAATCGTGGCGTTGCTCTTTATCCTTTTAAAAACTGGGCTAGTTATTTGTACCCATCAACTAGCAACTGGGAATTTACTGCATCGTTGCAGTTCGGGTGAGTTTCATGCAGGTTATTTTAAATTTTCTATACGCTGGTGTTTCTCATTATCCCTTATTGTGCAAGTCATTAATATTTTGTATAGGCGTTAATAGTCCTATCTCTTTCAATGCACAATCAAAAATCTATTATTGCCTTTCACTTTTAGCTATTCGGCTATAACTATCATTATCTACATTTTTACAGTAATGTAAATAACTAAAACAAAAAAAAGGCTACTTTTTATTAGTAGCCCATTCTTATTAGTTGAGTCCTAGGATTCATGCAATCATTATGAGAATCAAAAAAATTATAATACTCATTTAAAATGCCCTTTCCCTTTGCGATAGCATCAAGTTTTTTAGGCTCTTTATAGCTATCAACATAAGTGATAGGAACACCATATCTAGCATGTTTCCTAAGAGCATTTTTTGATGGTTTCGCTGTTTTCCTAGCTGTTGCCTTAGTAGACCCATCGTCTACATAAGCATTAATAGGCTCACCGAAACTATCAAGCATTAACTTCATGCCCATAGTATCACCTTAATGGTTATCTATTCAGCTTCATTGCCTTTCGATATAAGAGTATTTAATCAGTTCTAAAAAAAAATATCTACATTTTTAAAAATAAAAACAGCCTTTAATTTCAGCAAATCTATTGACGGATTAATAAAAAAGTAGTAATGAATTTGAAAAATAATGCTTGACTTGGGGTTTAACTTATGCACCCTGTATAAATATACAGTACTTTTAAAGGCTTCTCACAATGCCCTGTATGAAGTTTATTTGATTTTTTAATGCTGTAGCATTGGTGAAGTATTGGAAAGCTTAGAATGGAGGAGGTGAAGCTTTTATAAAGTTTATGAATAATATATTATAATTTATAAAGGGATATGTAAATTTTTAAAGGCGATAACCAGATTCTAAAATTTCAAAAGGCTTTAAAAACTTGTAAAATTTGGTTCAGAGATTTTGAAATTTGTCAAGCTTTTCAAATAAAATAAATAAAATAAAAAGCTTGTAAAACTTTTAAAATTGTGCTAGTTTTTTTGCCACCCTTTACAAGCTTTTGAAATTGCGTCATTTTTTTTTGCAAGTAAAGAGCTGAACGAAGTGAAGGCAATAGCAAAAGGGGGTAGGCAGGAGGTACGGGGGTAGGGGGGTAGTAGGGATATAAAACATATACATTTCTAGCTAGTTTAGATATTAACCAGCCCCCTAACTTTACAAAGGTTTCGCCATGTTTGTTATATTATTTGGAATAAGTCTTGGAACGACTATAGAAGATGAGGTTGGGTAGTCTAAAAAGACTAGGTTATGTTATATATATAACCGGGGAGAACCTTACAATTCTATTGTACACATTTTTTACGAGTTTGTCAAGTCATTTGCAAAATAAAGTAAAAAACTTTACATTTTGTTAAAAATAACAACAAAGACTTGACAAACTTTACAAATGATACTATAATAAAGACATGAGCAATAACTATCTGCCTGAAACAAAGGACAGAAAACTCACAGAAAAACAAGAAGCATTCTTAGGTCACCTCGTGGACACAGGAGGTAACTTTAAAAAGTCAGCCGAACTTGCAGGTTACTCAGGCAATCACTATCAAGTATTACAATCATTAAAAGAAGAAGTAGTAGATTTAGCACAGAACGTACTTGCAAGGGAAGCCCCTACAGCAGCATTCAAGATTATAGAGGTTTTGAAGTCAGATAAGCCTGTACCTCAAGCTAACTATAAGTTACAAGCTGCACAGACCATATTAGATCGTGTAGGAGTTTCAAAGACAGATAGAATAGATGTTAATCATAATACCGGTGGTGGTATATTTATTCTCCCAGAGAAAAAAGCGATTAACATTATGGACGGAGACTATGAAGATATTTCTGACTGAGATCGAAGCATATGGTACAACTTTTGCAGGTCCTAACATTATCGCTTCAACGTTTGAAAAAGCAGAACTTGCTGCAGCTCAGAATCACTTGGTTGTTGTGGGGGAGCTCGATAGTATTTACATTGATGATGAATTAGAACAAGAACACTTAAACACAATACCCAAAGAAGACGATAGGATAGTACACTGATGTTATTAAAAAGATTACAACTTAGAAAAGGTGGTAAAGCTAAGTCCACTGTCAACAAAGCCGGTAACTATACCAAGCCCGGACTACGTAAAAGAATATTCCAAAGAATAAAGTCACAAGCTTCACACGGTACTGCAGCCGGTAAATGGTCTGCACGTAAAGCACAGGCACTAGCCAAAGCTTACAAGAAAGCTGGTGGAGGATACAAGTAATGTTAAAGAAATCACAACAATCTTTAAAAGACTGGAGCAAACAAGACTGGGGAACTAAGTCTGGTAAGAAGTCCAGTGATACAGGTGAAAGATATTTACCTAAGAAAGCTAGAGAAGCTTTAAGCGATTCAGAATACGCAGCTACCACAGCAGCTAAACGTAAAGACAAAGCTGCCGGTAAGCAACACTCTAAACAACCTAAGAAGATTGCAGAAAAGACAGCTAAGTTTAGAATGGCTAAAGGTGGTAAAGCTGATGGTAGATTAAAACGAGCAGGAGTAAGTGGTTACAACAAACCCAAACGTACTCCCAATCATCCTACTAAATCTCACATAGTGGTAGCTAAATCCGGTAGTACAATTAAGACTATTAGATTTGGACAACAAGGTGTGAGTGGTGCTGGTAAAAGTCCTAAGTCAAAAAGTGAAAAGGCTAGACGTAAATCATTCAAAGCTCGTCACGCTAAGAACATTGCCAAAGGTGTGTTGTCTGCAGCATACTGGGCTAACAAGGTTAAGTGGTAAGGTATGGGTAAACAAATAGGCAGTGACGAAAAGCCAGTTACATTTACGTCTCCAATCTACAAGAACTCACACGGAAGCAAGGGTGCTAATCCTAGACCCGGCTTTTATACACAAGACTATAGAGATAACTGGGATAAAATATTCGGTAAGAAGAAGAAAGCCGAGGAGAACAAAGACCATGAATATGATTCAAACATGGATGAACAAAGTCCGTAAAGCATACAGTAAGCTTTTTAAGAAAGCTCTAGCCCCTAAGAAACCAATCAAGAGGAAAACAAATGTTAAAAGAGCAATTAGAAAAAAGAATAAATAGTATCATAGAAACAAACGACCTTACAGACTTACAAGTTTGGGGTGTTATATGTGGTATAGGATTTATATCATCTTTTATTATTATGTGGATTATCTAAATGTTATTACCTGACGGATACATGAAAAGAAAAACATCGACCATTCCGTTTGGGTATGAGTTAGACAATCTAACAGGATATTTAAAACCAATTGAAGAAGAGCTAGATGCTTTACAGGTTGCAGAAAACATGGTAGTCAATGAAGAGATATCATTACAAGCTGCAGTAGATTGGTTAGAGTATAAAACTGAACGAAAGATTTCTACTCCCGGTTTGAAAAAACACATTGACAAAAAATATGGTACAAGAAACGAAAGACTGGGAGCTGAATCCTCATCTCTACTTACAGACTGAGGAAGGTAACTTCGTCTTAAAGAAAGATGGAACCCCAAAGAAGAAAGCCGGTAGACCTAAGACCTCAACAGAAAAAGCTATCAAAGCTGCGAGAGCAACTGTGGGTCGTAAGAAGCGTAACATTGAAAAGCTTGAAGCAAAGCTTAACAACGCTAGACAATCTTTTAAAAAACAAAAAGAAACAATTCAAAAACTTGACAAGACTGTAGAAGGTCCTGTCACAACAGACGAACTTGATACGCTTCCTAAAGCTGTACAAGAAAACCTAGACAACCACAAAGTTTTATTTCACGCTAACGAAGGACCTCAGACAGATTTCCTTGCTGCCGGTGAAAAAGATGTACTTTATGGAGGAGCTGCCGGTGGTGGTAAATCATTTGCCATGATCGTAGACCCCTTAAGGTATTGCCACAAGAAAGCACACAGAGCTTTAATTCTCAGACGTTCTATGCCAGAACTTCGTGAGATGATTGACAAGTCTCGTGAACTATATCCACAAGCATTTCCCGGTGCTAAGTTCAGAGAAGTTGAAAAGCTTTGGAATTTTCCCAGTGGTGCGAAGGTAGAGTTTGGTTTCCTTGAACGAGATGCAGACGTGTACAGGTATCAAGGTCAAGCCTATTCTTGGATAGGGTTTGATGAGATTACTCATTTACCCACAGAGTTTAGTTGGAATTATCTAGCTTCACGACTTCGTACCACTGACCCAGAAATACAAACTTACCTTCGATGTACTGCTAACCCCGGTGGTGTTGGTTCTCATTGGGTTAAGAAAAGATACATAGAACCCTCAGAACATAACACAAGTTTTCAAGGTGGTGACGGACTTACACGGAAGTTTATTCCAGCTAAGTTAGCTGATAACCCATACCTTGCAGATGATGGTGTCTATGAGCAAATGCTTAAATCTTTACCACCAATTCAACGCAGACAGTTGCTTGAAGGTAACTGGGATGTAGCAGAAGGTGCAGCTTTTGTAGAGTTTGATCCACTTCAACATGTAATTACTCCATTTGAATTACCTTTACATTGGGAAAGAGTTAAAGCAGTTGACTATGGATACGCTGCAGAATCTTGTTGTTTGTGGGGGATAATGGACCAAAATGACGGAACTTTAATAATATATCGAGAATTATACAGAAAAGGCTTGACAGGTGAAGAATTAGGTGCTATAATAACTAGTATGGAGCTAGAAGACCCTTACTCGGTCTCTGGTGTCTTGGATACAGCAGCGTGGGCTAGAACAGGTACTACAGGACCTACTGTTGGAGAAGCACTTGTAAAAGCAGGACATAAGCTTAGACCAGCAGATAAGAATAGAGTGCAGGGTAAAATCCAGATACATGAGTTTCTAAAGGTTCAAGATAATGGTAGACCTAAGTTACAGATATTTAATACATGTCCAAACTTAATAAGAGAATTACAGTCTATACCGTTATCAAAGAACAATCCGGAGGATGTGGATACACATGCTTCCGATCACGCATATGATGCATTGCGTTATATGATAATGAGTAGACCACGAATGGTAAGCACATTCGATCAGTTGAGAGGATTAAAAAGAGATATCCATCAACCGGCTGACTCCACATTTGGATATTAAAGTTTATGGCAGACAACGATAATACATTTTTAAACGCTGACAATCTATACCAAGATGTAGAAGGTGAAGCTGGTAAAACGCTTGACCTTGAAATGGAACAGCGTAGTAATCTTGTAGGTATTGTTAAATCAAGATTTACTGTTGCTGAAGACTCCAGACGTTCAGATGAATCACGTTGGTTACGAGCATACGAAAACTATAGAGGACTTTATAACAAGTCCATTAAGTTTAGAGACTCAGAAAAGTCTCGTATCTTTGTAAAGATTACTAAAACAAAAGTACTCGCTGCTTTTGGTCAACTTGTAGATGTAATTTTTGGTACAGGTAAATTTCCAATTGGGATTACTGAAACGCAAATACCTGAAGGTGAATTAGCAAGTGCACATTTAGATACACAAACAGGTGCACCCGGTATTGAAAGTACTATGGGTGGTGGTGAGTTACCAGATGATATTGGTAACCGTGTAGAAAATCCATATGATGTTGGCTACGAAGGAGATGGTAAAGTCCTTAAACCCGGAGCCACTTTCCAAAAAGGAATCTTTGAAGACAGTCTTGAAGATAAAGTAGAAGATCAATTAGTTGAAGGCTTTAGTCCTATACCTACAGTTTTAGAAATTTCTCCGGCTCAGAAAGCTGCAAGGAGAATGGAAAAACTTATTCACGATCAAATAGATGAATCAAAAGGTTCATCAGAAATTAGAAATGCTCTTTTAGAATCTTCTCTACTTGGTACAGGGATTGTAAAAGGACCATTTAACTTTAATAAGAAACTTCACAAGTGGGAAACTGGTGAAGACGGTGAAAGAACTTATAATCCTTTAGAGGTTAGAGTACCTAGAATTGAGTTTGTTAGTTGTTGGGATTTCTACCCAGACCCCGGAGCTACCAGCATTGAAGAGTGTGAGTATGTTATTCACAGACACAAACTAAACAAATCTCAACTTAGACAACTTCGTAACATGCCTTACTTCGATGAGGATGCTATACGTAATTGTATCCAGATGGGAGCTAACTACGAAGAGAAAAGCTTTGAGTCACATTTAAAAGATGATGCAAGGGCTGATGAAGACTACCAAACAAACTTTGAAGTTCTTGAATACTGGGGAATCATGGATGCAGAGTATGCACGTGAAGTCGGTATAGAACTTTCAGATGATATTGATGATTTAGATGAAGTCCAAGTTAATGCTTGGATATGTGGTGATAGTTTATTAAGAGCAGTGGTCAATCCATTTACTCCTTATAGATTACCATACCACGCTTTCCCATACGAAAGAAACCCATATAACTTCTTTGGTATTGGTGTAGCTGAGAACATGGATGATTCTCAACAGATTATGAACGGTCATGCACGTATGGCTGTAGATAACCTAGCAATGGCTGGGTCTTTGGTGTTTGATGTAGATGAGTCTGCTTTAGTTGGTGGACAGTCTATGGAAATATATCCGGGTAAAATCTTTAGAAGACAAGCTGGTATGCCCGGACAAGCTATACATGGCTTGAAGTTTCCAAACACTGCACCAGAAAACATGATGATGTTTGACAAGTTTAGACAACTTGCAGACGAACAAACAGGAATACCTAGTTACTCACACGGACAAACAGGTGTACAAAGTATGACAAGGACTGCTTCAGGTATGTCTATGTTGTTAGGTGCATCAAGTTTAAATGTTAAAACAGTTGTTAAAAACCTTGACGACTTTTTATTAAGACCTCTCGGTGAGGCTTTCTTCCAATGGAACATGCAGTTCTTTGAAGGTGGTCTAGATGTCAAAGGTGATTTAGAAGTCCGAGCAACTGGAACAAACAGCTTGATGCAGAAAGAAGTAAGAAGTCAAAGACTTACTACCTTCTTACAAACTGTACAAAATCCTGCGGTTGCTCCATTTGTTAAGATTTCTAAACTGATTAGTGAACTTGCCTATAGCTTAGACTTAGACCCAGATGAAGTTTTAAACGACCCTGAAGAAGCAGCTATCATGGCACAAATCATAGGAATGCAAAATGTTGGACAAACAACTGGCGAGGAAGCTCAACCCAATAGTGAACAACCCGGAGGTATGGGAAGCCTTGCAGGAACACCTGCACAGCCTCAAGACCTTGGACCTACAGGCACTGGCGGTGGCAACATCGGAATCGGAAATGTTCCGGTTGCAGGGGAAGATCAATTCTCTGGTACGCCTAGAGCAGTTGCCGGAGCAGGTTAAGGAAGCAGTAAACAGAAAAGAGGATATATGAAAAAAAATAGTTTATTAAAAGACGATAGCTTTCCAGATTTAAATAAAGACGGTGAAGTTACTTATGCTGATGTATTAGAAGGCAGAGGTGCTTTTGCGGTTGGTGGTTCTCTTTTAGAAGAGGATATGCCTGTAGAAGAAAACAAAATGGATGAACCTATGATGGAGAAATCTATGGTTAAAGAACCCATAATGGATGAACCCATGATGGATGAGCCTGAAGAGGATATGCTTCCAGACGATGAGATGGAAGATGAATACTTAGATTTTATTTTAGATGAAGCATTAGATAACGATGAAGAAGATTATCTAATGTCACAGTTACAAGACAACGATCAACTTAGCGAAATATTCGACAAAGTTATAGACGTTGCACAAGAATTTGCTGGGTCTGGTCCTGTTGAAGGTCCGGGTTCAGGAGTCTCTGACAGTATACCTGCAAGGTTATCTGATGGAGAATTTGTCTTCACTGCTAAAGCTGTAGAAGAAATCGGAGCCGACAATTTAATGGCGATGATGAAAGATGCAGAAATGAAAGCAGAAGATAGACAAGGTTTAGCTGAAGGCGGTAAGCCCGAGGAAAGAGTTGTACTACCTGTTGAAGAACAGAAAGAACCACAGGTTCGAGTTGTTAAAGAAACAGTAGATAACGGTGGGAAAGGTATTATAGATGAAGATGAGATATCGAAAGGTGTTAAATCTAAAATGATGCTTGACCCTGACCAAAGGCACGTTAGAAGCTAAACAAACTTAACGGTAGGGCTACCTTATGTCATAAGCACCCTATCATTTTATAAACCGAAAGGCTACCTTTACATACAAGCCCTCTAGTCGACATAGAGCTACCTTGTGAACGAAGCCCCCGTAGGAGAAGAATATGACTACTGAAGTACAAGAGGAAAATGCCAATCCTTACAATATGAATAAATCTTGGCACAAAGATGTTGAAGAAAACTTTGATACTGCTGACGGACTCTTTTTTGAGAAGCCAAAAGCTAAGAAGAAGACATCAACACCTAGTGAACCTGTAGAACAGGTAGCTGAAGAGGAGACTCCAAAAGACGAACCTTATAAGCGACCAGACTACAAGAAACGTTACGATGACTTGAAAAAGCATTATGACTCTAAACTAAACGAATTTAAGTCTAGAGAACAAGAGCTACTAGATGAAGCTGCTAATAACAGACCAAACTATGTTGCTCCTAAATCTCCAGAAGAACTTGAAAAGTTTAGAGAAGAGTATCCTGATGTCTACGAAGTTGTAGAAACTGTTTCTCATTTACAGTCCGAAGAGAAATCTAAAGACTTAAGAGAGAAGATAGAAAAGCTACAGACTCGTGAGCAAGAACTAGTTCGTAAAGATGCTGAAAAGCGATTGATGGATAAGCATCCTGATTTTGAAGATATTCGTAATAGCGATGATTTTCATGGTTGGGCTAAAGAGCAGCCTAAGTCTATCCAAGATTGGGTATACAACAATGCTGACGATGCTGATCTAGCTTCAAGAGCTTTAGATTTATTTAAGAAAGATATTGGTATGGATGTTGCACCGAAGAAGTCACGTTCTAAACAGTCCAAGAAATCTGCTGCTGATATGGTTTCCACTAAAACAACTAGTGTAGAACCACAGCAAACAAAAGTTTGGACTGAAAGGGAAATTGCAAGTATGTCTATGGCTGAATTTGATAAGCACGAAGCTGAAATAAGTGCAGCCATGCAAGAAGGCAGAATTGCAAAATAATTAACTATTAATTTACAAACTTAGGAGAATATCAAATGGCTCAATTTTTTGAACCCTCAACTGATACCGATGCTAACTTTGCAAACTCCGTAGCAGGACAAACTAATAGTTTCTTTTTACCTTCGGTTTACTCTAAAAAGGTTCTAAACTTTTTTAGAAAATCGTCTGTAATTGAAGCTATTACTAACACCGATTATGCTGGTGAAATTACTGCTTTCGGAGACTCTGTAAAGATTATCAAAGAACCTGTTATCTCTGTGTCAGATTACACAAGAGGTAGCGATACTACTGCAACCAAACTAACAGACCAAGAGACATCTCTTGTTGTTGATAGTGCCAAAGCTTTCAAATTCATCGTAGATGATATTGAGACTAAAATGTCACACGTCAACTTCAAAGAAGTAGCTTCAAGCTCTGCTGCATATGCATTGAAAGATTCATATGATGCTGCTGTTCTTGCTGTCATGTTCGCTGGTTTGTCTGCTTCTTCACCAAACCACGTGTTAGGTGCTGACAGTGCGACAGACTTAGGTGCTGGAGTATATGATGGTTCTGGTGCTGCTGACTTAGGTCAGTCTGGCGAAACAGACCCACTAGACCTTATGGCTAGAATGTCAAGACTATTAGACGAACAGAACGTACCTGAAGAAGGTCGTTGGTTTGTTGCAAGTCCTGACTTCTACGAAGTTCTAGGACAATCATCTTCTAAATTGCTATCTGTAGACTTCAACGCAGGTCAAGGTTCAATTAGAAATGGTTTAGTATCAAGTGGAAAACTACGTGGATTTGACATGTACAAATCAAACAATATTGCTGCAACATCTAATGCTGCTGGTAAATGTTTGGCTGGACACATCTCATCTACAGCTACTGCTCAAACTATCATCTCAACTGAGGTCCTTAGAGACCCTAGTTCTTTCGGTGATATCGTTAGAGGATTGCATGTCTATGGTGCGAAAGTACTAAGAGACGAAGCAATTGTAGGTGCTTTCTACGGTATTGACTAATACCAAACTTGGGGGAGTCTTCGGACTCCTCCTCTTTTTATAGGAAATAATTATGTACAGTAAAAGAAAAACATACGGTAAGGGCAAGGAAGTTGAGAAAAGAGCAACTTACGGTAAAGGTGGATATGCTAGTATTAAAGATATGGAAAAGCATTGCACTGATAAAGCTGGTTATAACGAAAGTTTAAAAAGCAAAAATGAGAAAAAGTAAACCTTCAGTTAAAATAAAAGGAGTTGATGTTTCTTCTTTAACAAAAAGACAACAAACTACAATGAAAAAACATTCAGTTCACCATACTGGAAAACATATACAAAGCATGGTAAACGCAATGAAACGAGGTTCAACCTTTAGCGAATCTCATAAGAAAGCCCAGAAAAAAGTAGGTAAATAATGGCAACAACATATCTTGATTTAACTAACGAAGTACTAAGAGAACTCAATGAGATACCTCTTACTTCTGCAAACTTTGCAAGTGCTGTAGGACTTCAGCAGTTTGTCAAGGATGCCATCAACAAGTCTATATTCGATATAGCAAATGAAGAACCACAGTTACCATTTTTCACAG